TCACGCAAACCAATCTAGGTTTCTCAGAATCATTATGAACGAGGACGTTGATCAAGGTATTACCGATCCATCATATCTTCCGTTTGGCTTCTACGGGCCCATTAGATACAAGACTTGGGATTTGACTCCAAAAGGCTTCAATCCCTACAATGGCCCAACTGGTTCAACACGACATCCTAGTTCGTCCGTTGGGGGTACCTTGGCCTCTCCTGGCCATGGCTGGGTCATGACGTCTGGTAGAGCACTTCATGGTATCAGCAAGCGCGGCCTAGGCCTAGGCGTCCTGGAAGGTGCCGGAGCAACTGAAGCGAACAAAGTAATGGCAACCAGCACGGGTATATTCAATTCTTTCTTGACTGGTGCCGCAGTACATGGTGAGTTGATGGGAGGCATTGACTCTTACGGCGGTATCGCCAGCGCAGGCGGTGGTCAGACTACTGCTACTGCATCTGTTGTTTACCCTTCTTTGCCGTTAAGAATCTCAAGTTCTGCTGATGGTATTCCGAACCAAAAGAAGGCACACTTTGGCATAAGCGTTTCGAGGACTCCTTCGACTACGCGTTTCGATGAATCTTATTATGACGTCGTTGCCGGCGGTAAAGGCTTAGGACGTGGACGTTCCAACAAATTTATAACGCCGGTCACCGATGTTACCGAACATTCATTCATATTTACATTGGATGATATCGTCGCCGTACAAACGGGGTCTCTCGTTGGTCCAGAGTCTGTGAAATCGGTGTACTATGCATCGGGTTCAAGGCTGCGCGGCAACTCTTATACAGCGTTGAGGTCCAGCTGGACAGATCTTGTCGATTCTGGCTTTACAAAGTTTACTGCTCCGATGGTCGGCGGCTTTGACGGTCTTGATGTTCACGAACGCGAACCGTTTGGCGACCATATTATTGGAGCTTCCGGAGTATCGTTCAAAGGAAATTACGCTGCACACTCTCTTAAAAGAGCTATCGATAGCGTTTCCGACCCTGAAGTGGTAGAAACAAATTTGATAACAGTTCCCGGTGTTCGTACGCCATTGGTTACTAACCACGTAATTGACGTCGCCGAAGATCGAGCAGATGCTCTTGCGGTCATTGACATAGAAAAGGGCGGATATGCTCCGGCCACAGAAACCACAGACAGCTTTAAGACTAGAATTACAAACAACTCTGTTCGAGAGGCGATAACTACACTAAAGAACAGAGGTATAAACAGCAGCTATGCTTGTACTTACTTTCCCTGGGTGAAGATTTATGATGAAATAAATGATACTCAAGTATGGGTACCACCATCAGTAGTTGCTCTTGGTACATTTGCTTCAACCGAGAGAAATTCAGAATTGTGGTTTGCGCCAGCCGGCTTCACAAGAGGCGGCCTCAGCGAAGGTTCAGCAGGCTTGCCAGTGTTAACAGTTTCTCAGAGACTTTCTTCCAAAGATCGCGATAAACTGTATGATCAGAACATTAACCCAATCGCAACTTTTCCTGCGGAAGGCATAGTGATCTTTGGACAAAAGACTTTACAATCTTCACGTTCAGCTTTAGATCGCATCAATGTGAGAAGATTGATGATATTCATCAAAAAGGAAGTTTCCAGGATCGCTGCAAGGCTTTTGTTTGATCAGAACGTGCAGTCAACTTGGAATCGTTTCCGCGGACAAGTCGAACCATTCTTGGACAGCGTTAAGGCTCGTCTAGGTTTAACAGACTTCAAAGTAGTTCTCGACGAGACTACAACAACTCCAGACTTGATAGACAGAAATATTATGTATGCCAAGATATTTTTGAAGCCTGCGAGAGCAATTGAATTTATCGCTATAGATTTTGTCATAACAAATTCTGGCGCTTCTTTCGAGGATTAAGTGGCATAAAAGAGATGGTACAACTAGTTAAGGTTGTATATAAAGTTTTAGGAGGACTTTTCAAATGGCTTTAGAAGGTTTTTGGTCAGATTTTAATGTAGAACCTAAGAGAAAATTCCGGTGGCTCATGAGTTTTAACGGAGTTCCTCAATGGATTCTCAAGAAAGTCAGTCGACCGAACATTACTATCACTGAGGCAGAGCATACTTTTGTTAATTATAAGTTTTATTATCCCGGCCGCGTTGAGTGGGCAGAAATTACCCTCACTCTTGCCGATCCTGTGAATCCTGATGCGTCTGCTACAATGATGGAGCTTTTAAAGCAATCCGGTTACGCTTTCCCGAATGATAACTTCAGCGGAAAGGTCTTAACTATGTCTAAACAGAAGGCGGTCACAGCCGTTGGAGGCAAGATTTATATTCAACAGATCGATGCCGAAGGAAACAACATAGAAGAGTGGGCTTTATTCAATCCTTGGATTAAAGCGGTTAACTTTGATGAGTTGGATTACGAGAGTGATGATATCATCAATTTGGAAGTAACATTAAGATATGATTGGGCGGAACTGACAACTTCCGGCCCGGTAGATAAGACAGCCAAAGCTGGCATGAACGGGCCTCGCCCCGGCGCAGGTGGCATTTTCGGCGGTCGATAATTAAGATTCTTATATAAGAAAGAGAGGTAAAATTGTCAAATAGAAATAATGCTCGGAGGAAGGCAGCAGCCCAAAACCCGGCAGACATCGCGGGAGTTTCCTCTCCCGTAAAGGATAGCAATCCATTATTAAATTTTGCAGTCCCCACGGAAATTGTTGAACTTCCGTCTAGGGGACTGTTTTATCCAAGTGGTCACCCACTTCATAATAAAGATACTGTTGAGATAAGATATATGACAGCCAAGGATGAAGATATACTAACTTCGCCAGCACTGTTAAGGAAAGGGATCGCTCTGGAGCGAATGCTACAGAACTTAATCCTAGAAGATAATGTCAATACAGAAGATCTTTTGGTCGGAGACCGCAACGCGCTGCTTGTTGCAGCAAGAGTAACCGGTTACGGTAAAATGTATCCGGCCAAAGTTACTTGTGCAGCTTGTTCGGAAGTATTCGAGAATGAGTTTGATTTAAGCACCTTCGAGGAGAATTACGCTTTTGTAGATCCCGAAGAATCCGCTTTTAATTTTACTGATAACGGAACTATTGAAATCGAACTACCAAAGACAGGTTTTCTTGTGGAGGTGAGGCCTTTAAATGGTCGTGATGAAAATCATATAACTAAATCCAAAGAAATGAAAAAGAAGAATAATTTGCCTGAAGCGAATTTGACTGACATGTTTAAAAGAATGATAGTCAGCGTAAATGGCATAACCGACAGGGGTCAGATAGCAGGGTTTGTGGATAACATGCCAGCACTAGACTCCAGGTTCTTAAGAACCGCCTATCAGGAGACTGTACCTGATGTTGAACTCTCCCAGGCCGTGGAGTGTCCGCATTGCGGAACGAATACGGAAACGGAGGTGCCCGTCACGGCCGAATTTTTTTGGCCTAGACAATGATTATATAGAAAATGTCTATGAAGAGTTTTTTCTATTAAAACATCATGGTGGTTGGGGATTCCTAGAAGCCTACAACCTTCCGGTACAGATTCGACGGTGGTTTTTGAAACGCTTAATCAAACAGTTCGATGATGAGAACACAGAAGCGGAAAAATCGCAACGCAAGAATCGTCATTAATGAATAGGGCCCAATTCGAGGCCCTATTTTAATATGTCCGAACTAATTAATTTGATAACTTATAATTTTATTTTGGAGGTTACGTTTTGTCTGATCAAAAAGAAGAAATCATAATTGATTTGAGTGCACTAAATGAAAGTTTCCTTACTGCTATGGGTGCTCGAATAAAAATGCTCCTTAACGCAATGTTTATGGGAAGCTACATCCCTGTAAAAATAAGAGGCACCAGAACACAATTTGATAGATTTTCCAAAGCTCTTGGAGCAGAAAAGAAATACATCTCTTCTTTTAACCAGTATGGATTAAACAATCCAGCCACATATAAAAGTAAGTACAAATTAGACTCAGCCGTAAAGAGCTTTGAAAAAGATACTGGTTTAATTTGGCCCTTTAAATAGTCCAGATAGTCTAGAGAGGTAAATTAAGTTGGCTGAAAAGCGAGAAGTAGAAAGTTTAGTCGAAAAACTCAGCGGGAACCAAGATCTTACCAGGGCTGAGCGAGATAGACTCGTCCGCCTTTTAATGTCTAGTTCCGTCGACAGTGCCGGCTCGTCTGAACCCATGGCGATGAGTCGCGAACAGGTAGAACATGCAGTAAAACAACTTCAAGAACTCGCCTCGATAGAATTTGAACGTCTAGAGACTAACAAGAAATCACTAGAAGCTCTTGGCAAAAAAGAAGATATCATTGAAAGAGAGCTAAAATACGAAGAACAAAAATTAACTAGACTTTATAAACAGCTAGAATATGAGGCTCGATCCAATGAAGTAAACGAAGAATCGCTCAAAACTCTTGCAAAGGAAATTAAAAAGCAAGAGAAGTTAAACAAAAAATTAGAAAAAAGGGTGGCAATCCTGCAGTCTGCTCAAGGAGCAGGCGAATCGATGGGAAAAACTTTCGCAGAACTCTTCGGTGTTTCGAAATCCGGGTTCGCCGGTATGTTGTCGGAAGCGCAAAATACCGGAGACACGTTTAGGGTTCTTGGTCGCGCGGCTAAAGGTCTTGGAAAAGAGCTAGCAAGCACTTTGCTTAACCCAACAGTGATGTTAGCATCACTGGGAACAAAAGCCTTAGAGTCCGCCTTAAGCCTGGACAAATTAAACTCGGAAATGTTTCGTACTACTGGTATGGAGAACGTTGGCTTTTTAATCGGCGACATCGGCGCAGAATTTAGGTCTTTAAATCTAGACTCTGAAGAATTAGCTAGTTCTTTTGCGGACTTACAGAGAGGGTTTAAAGGCTTCTTTCAATTAAACGAAGCTGAACAATCACAGCTAGCAACAACCTCGGCGCTCATGGCTCAGCTAGGCGTCGACACCGGTGCAACTGCAGAATCAATGGGGTTTATGATGTCATCTCTTGGTATGTCTGTCAAGCAAACTGAAGAGACCAGTCGACAACTAGTCGGATTAGCTAATGCATTAAAGTTACCTCCCGAAGAGATAATGCAAGGCTTCTCTGGAGCAACAAATTCGCTAGCAAAGCATGGCCCTCAGATGGTTACCGAATTTTCTAGATTAGCTGCAGCAGGAAGGGCCCTCAATATGGATGTTGGTCAATTGACCAATGTTGTTGGCGAGCAGTTGGACACATTTGAAGGTGCAGCAAACGCAGCCGGAAACTTGAACGCTATGCTTGGCGGCCCTTATCTTAATAGTGTAGAGTTGCTTGGCGCAACTGAATCTGAACGCGTAGTGATGCTAAAAGAAGCCTTAGATCTTCAAGGCAAGTCCTTTGATAGCATGAGCAGGTTTGAAAGAAAGGGCATCGCATCATCTTTAGGTATGGATGTTAACCAGCTTGGAAAATTTATGGCCGCCAATGCCGACGAGATGAAAAATCTTATGGATGAGGCAAATAAGCCACCAAAGTATACACAAGAAGACATGACCAACAGGATTATGAAAAACCTCGACATTATGGAATCGATCGGCAAAGAACTTAAGCAGGTTTTTGAGATTATATTTAAAGATCTTTTTGGCGGATCTGATACTAAAGCGAGCATAGCAAA